GCGTGGAAGCCTAATGCGTTCCTGGCCAGGACGGTTTTCGAGATGCTGTATGGGACGAAAGAAGAAATAGTTAGGATGAAATAACCGACACCGTTTGATTTGATAGGAGAATAAATAGTGCTGAACAGAGTGACATTGCAGGGACGGCTGACTGCTGATCCCGAATTGCGCAGGACCCAAAGCGGAACGGCTGTGACCACCTTCTCTCTGGCCGTGAAGAAAGATTTCAAGGACAAAGACTCTGGGCAACGGGGTGTTGATTTTATCAACTGCATCTCATGGAAGCAAACAGCAGAACACATTGCCCGTTATATGGCAAAAGGACGTATGACTGTGGTGGAAGGTAAAGTACAAACCCGTAACTATACAGATAAGGAAGGAAACCGGCGTTACGTAACCGAAATTCTTGTAGAGCGTATGTATTTTGCCGGAGATAAGCAGAACGAAGAAGGGAGCGGAGGCACGTATTCCTACGAAGCAATAGCCCCGCAGCAGTTCCAAGACCTTGGTGAAGCTGGGGACGGTGAACTGCCGTTTTGAGATGAGGTACTGAGATGGGAAGGACTCAATTTACTTTTGGATGACCGGGAGAAAGAAACCGACGAGTCTGATAACGTCGCAAAATTTGACGAGTTCTTTGAGGCCAACGATGAATAAGGCATCGTTTCCTCAGAAAGTTGGTGATCAAAGTGGCTGAGAGGCGCATGTTTTCCAAAAGCATCATCGGCGCTGCAAGGTTTCTCCGTATGCCTGCAACGTCGCGCCTTTTGTACTATGACCTTGGGATGCAGGCGGACGATGACGGCGTTGTCGAGGCGTTCTCCGTTATGAGGCTGACGGGAGCAACAGAGGATGACTTGAGGGTTCTGGTAACAAAGGGATTTGTACGAGTTCTAAATGATGATCTTGTGACGCTTATTAGCGACTGGTCAAAAAACAATCTAATCAAAAAGGACCGTTACAGGCAGAGCATCTACAAGGATTTAATTATTCAGCTTGATACAAATTGCCAGCGCGGAACCCAGTTGGAACCAACATGGAACCCATCTGGAACCCAGTTGGAACCACAGGATAGGTTAGGTAAGGATAGTAGAGGTAAGGAGAATATAGGAGAGGAGAATAAAGGGGAGTTTGAGGGAGAAAAACCGGCGGACAAGCCGCCTGCCCCTCTGCGTCAATCAGTCCCGTATGAACAGGTCAAAACTCTTTACAACGACATCTGTACATCGCTCCCAAAGTGCAGGGTGTTGTCTGACGCAAGAAAAAAGGCGATTAAAGCGAGATTCAACAGCGGGTATGGCCTTGATGACTTCAAGACGCTTTTTGAAAAGACTCAATCAAGCAGTTTCCTTACTGGCCGCAACGACCGAAACTGGATGGCCTCTTTTGACTGGCTGCTGAAAGATAACAACATGGTCAAGACGCTGGACGGGAACTATGACGACCATGCCGGAGGGCCAAGCAGAGGCCCCGGCGGAGGCCGTGGGACAAGACAGGCAGAAGCCTGGGACGACTTGCCTGACGGTTTTTTGGGGTGAGGTGATGAACAGTGAATCTATCGAAAATCGTGGATAGCATAGCAGCTAAAGCGGCGGAGAGCAACCCGCCGAATGAACAGGATTACATTGTTGATGGGCTGCTACACTGTCACAAGTGCGGGACCGCGAAGCAGACCAAAATCACCGTATTTGGTAAAGAGCGAAAAGTCTTTTGCATGTGCCAGTGCATGGCCGAGGAGTTGAAACGGGAAGAAGCTGCACAGAAAGCAGACGAACTCCGTCAGAGAATTGACCGGTATCGACGGTCCGGGTTCCCGGAATCCGATATGCAGAACTGGACATTCGAGCGAGACGATCAGAGCGACCCGAGGACAAGCACCGTTATGCACCGCTATGTTGACAGCTTTGGCGACATGCTCAAAAACGGGAAAGGACTGGTCCTGTACGGCAAATGCGGAAGCGGAAAAACATTTGCCGCAGCTTGCGTGGTGAACGCCCTAATAGACAAGGGCTATCCGTGCTTGATGACAAACTTCTCGCGGATCGCGAATACACTCAGCGGAACGTTTCAGAAGCAGGCGTATCTTGATAGCCTGAATGCCTATGCGTTGATCGTCCTGGATGATCTCGGGGCAGAACGGAGCACAGAATATATGAACGAGATCGTTTATAACATCATCGACGCAAGATACCGTGCAAACCTCCCCATGATCATAACGAGCAACCTATCCGGCGAGGATTTGAAGCACCCGAAAGACATAGCGGAGCAACGTGTTTTCAACCGAATCCTTGAGCGGTGCTTTCCGCTTGAGGTCAACGGGCCAGACCGGCGCAGAAAGACCATCATCAGGGAGTATGACGGCATGAAGAAGATGCTGGGATTGGAGTGATGGCTTTGGCTGAGATCAAGTACACAATCAAAATTCCGCCAATAACGAAGAAAAATAGCCAGCAGATCATGACGAACCGGAAAACCGGCAGACCATTCATTATGCTGAGTGCAAAGTATAAGCAGTACGAACGGGAGGCGGCGTGGTTCTTGAAACCGCGTCCGCCGCGCCCCATTGATTGTCCCGTAAATAACAAGTGTCTATTTTACCTCCCAACTCGGAGACGAACAGGCTTGACAAACCTCCTTGAGGCCGTAGATGACCTGCTGGTCAGTGAAGGGATAATTGAGGATGATCACTATGGGATCGTCACAGCACACGACGGTAGCCGGTGCTATTAGGACAAGGAAAGCCCAAGGACAGAAATCATTATCACAAAGATGCTTGCCGATGGGCAAATGGAACTATTTTGAATGGAGGTAACATCATGAACGCAGTACAAGAAATCAAGCAACGCTATGACATGGACATCCTGCTGCGGGCCATTGCCCCGGCGGCCAGAAAGCGCCAGAAAGCCCGGCGCAGAAAGGAGAAGGGGAAGGAACGCATCAATGCAACTCTGGCCCGCAGAGGTATCCCCCTGCGCGTGGTATGAAGGATGCGGTGTATCGCATTTGCCGCCGGTGCAAACAGCGGTGGAATGTGTCAGCAATAGCCCCTGGTGACAAGGTCTATTTCTGCCCACGCTGTGAAAGCAAGCTCAAAATAGCAGAGTGGACGAAAATCTCAAAGATGAATGGGAGGACTTCCGATGCAAGTTAAAATACAAGTCATCGTGAAGGACCTGAGAGCGGATATCATGGCCATCAAGGAAGACCTGGCCTACTACTGTGAGAGATTCGGTGATATTTCCGTCGTTGATGTTATCCCGATGGAAGAGAAGCAAGAAAGCCTGTGGAGGACGTAATATGATTCTAACTGGAAATGAAATCAAGCTCCAGCGAGAGGCTGGGAATATCGTCATCAGCAATTGGGAGGAATCCCGGTTGGGCCCCAACAGTTACAACCTGCGGCTGTCCCCTGAGCTGATGGCCTACAAGGAGGCTGTCCTGGACCCGAAGCAGGATAACCGGACAGGGCGGCTGATCATCCCGGAAACGGGCCTGGTGCTACAGCCTGGGCGGCTCTATCTGGCCAAGACCATGGAATATACCGAGACCCACAACCTGGTCCCCATGCTGGTGGGCCGGTCCTCCATTGGCCGCTTGGGCATCTTTGTCCACGTGACCGCCGGGTTTGGCGATGTGGGCTTTTCCGGGAACTGGACCTTGGAGCTGACCTGCGTGCAGCCGGTGCGGGTGTACCCCGGCATGGAGATTTGCCAAATTTATTATCAGACCACCACCGGCGAGATTTTAAGTCAGTATCACGGAAAGTACCAGGGCAGCCGGGACGTGGTGGCCAGCCGGATCTATCAGGAATTGTCTGGGGGTGATTGAATATGGGGACACATACGGAAGCAGACCGAGAGTTTGAAAAGCGGCGCAGAAAGGTCAGACGGGAAAGCGGTCTATGCACTATCTGCGGCAGAGAAGACGCCTATACAATGGCCGGGAGAGCCTTGTGTGCGATATGCGCCCAAAAGGCCAATGAGTGGAAAAAGAACAGGAAAAAACGGCCAGAGTGTAGAGAAGCAGAAAGAAAAGCGGGCAAAGAACGATATGCGAAGATGATCGCAGAAAATATTTGCCCGAAATGCGGCAAGAAAAAACCTGATGACGGATATTCTCTCTGTGAACTCTGTCGCATAAAGCACAGAAACCGTAAAAAAGAGAAGAAAAATCGAGAAGGTCAAAGGACCTTGGAAATGGCGCTGAGCGGAGAGACCTGTTTTTTCTGCAAATCTCCAGATGTTGTGCCGGGGAAGAAATTGTGCCAGGCTTGCATTGACAAGCGGGTAGCGTATTTGCATGGGGAAAAACAAGGTGAAAGAAAAAAGAAGAGAGATCAAAACCTGCCCGGTGTGCAAGACGAAATTCCTTGCGATCGCTAAAAACGAAATTTATTGCAGCAGAAAGTGCTATATCGCTAAGCGGTATGGAAAGCCAGCGAAGAAGAAGGAGGAAACCCCATGACAAGAAAAGAAATTCTCGCCGCTGCGGAGAAGTGCGTTTGCGGAGGTCGGGATCAGGATTATAACAATCCAGAAGACAACTTTCGTTTGATTGCGGAATTCTGGCACACCTACCTCAGTGCGAAGTGTGTTGCCGCCGGGGTCCATGTGCAGTTAGAGCCAGAGGATGTGGCGGCCATGATGGCCCTGCTCAAGATTGCAAGGCTTATGAGCAACCCTGAGCACGCAGACAGCTGGATTGATGGTGCGGGCTATCTGGCTTGCGGCGGGGAATTGGCGACGCTGGGGGGAAAAGATTGAGTATCACAAAAGGAATGTTTACCAGCACAACGGATCTCTGGGAAACACCCCAAGCATTTTTTGACCGACTCAATGCAGAGTTTTGTTTTACCCTGGACGCATGCGCTCTGCCGTGGAATGCGAAGTGTGAAAGGTACTACACCCCA